TGGAGGAAGCTATGGCCGGTACCGATCAGGCCGTGACTGACTTCGCTATGTCGCCTGACATGGCTCCCAAGGCTACCGTCGAGGAAGTCAAGTAGTAGGGAGATAACTGGTAGTGGCGAACGAACTGTTTGCAACTGTAGACGATATCAACGCACATCTGCCTGAGAATAAGGCAGCTATCAGTGACGCTGATGACGACCTGCTTCAAGTCGAGGCTTGGCGTCTTATTCGTGCTAAGTTGTCAACAACGTTCGCCACTACCACTCTCAATACGTGGGCTGATCCAGACAGTACACCTGATATCATCCGTACCGTTGCGGGTATGGTGATCGCTGCTAAGTGGTATGCCGAGCTTTATGCCGAAGACAGTGACGCGGATGCGACCTTTGCCAACAACCTGTATCTGCAAGCGATGGACTTGCTAAATCAGATTGCTGCGGGACTCATCGTGATTACGGACGATACCGGCGAACCGCTTGTTGACACTAGTTCACTTAGCAGCGATGACTTTTATCCGAACGATACTGTACCGCCTGTCTTCACAATGGGGAAGGAATTTGCTTAGTGGCGATTCCATCTCCGATGACCTTTGAAGGTCGTGGCGCTGGCGCTTACGGCGCTCGCGGCGGTATTCTACATATCAATGTTCTTGGTGACGACGAGCTTGCACTAGGTTTCGTCAAACTAGCCGGTTACCTAGAAAACTCTGCTCCGCCTCTTAAGGCGTCTGAAGAGATTGCGAAGGCTAGTATCCATAGACGGTTTAGGGATCACGACGCTCCTGATGGAGAGCCTTGGCTTGATCTAGCCGATACTACCGTTCAGAGGAAAGCGCGCGATCCCAGGCTTCGTACCTTTCCAGAGGATATTCTCACTCTGAGTGGTACGATGGAAAAGAGGGCTACTGCTGACGAATCGTTCACTATCGTTGGTGACCAGCTTTTGTGGTCTAGCGAGTTCATGCCTTCTTATTGGGGAGTCCACCAGTACGGGAGTGGTACTCGTACTTCCGTGGCTATCCACGCTGCCAACGAACACGGTGAGGTTGTAGATACAGGCCGCAAAGCTACCTTTGCCGATGTAGAGGGGCGAGGCAAGTCTACGCCCCAAAGAGCCTTTATCGGTCTTGACGCCGAAGCTGAGCTTGAAGTCGTAGAAGTCTTCGATGCTTGGTACGATGAGGGTGTTGACCTCTTTATCCATCCTCGCACCGGTGTCGCTCAGAGCCGGGTCGGTGGCAAGTTTGGTGCTAGACTGTTTCCGAGGGCATAATGGCTTACGCTTCTAAGATCGTCGAAGTAACAGATATCATCGTAGAGAAGCTACAGGAGGTTAAGGGTGAGTTAGGTCTTCAGTTCGTTGGCAGCTACGATGAGAAGCGTTTGCCGCAATACCCCGCTGTGGTGGTTGTACCTGGGCCGCGCACGAAAGCACTACCAGGCGTTAGCTACTTCGCTATCGACTTTCTCGTAGATATCTACGTGTACCACGGCGACATGACAATTCCTCATGCCATGAGAAACAGGGAAGACCTGCTACTCGTAGATAAGATCGAAGCATTGCTAGAGTCCGACTACACTTTCGGTAACCAAGTTGTGTTCGGATTCATCACAGAGCATGCTCCCGGTCGTTTCCACGGTGGCAGCCAGAACCAGGATATCATCGCCGGAACGCTCATGCGATGGGTAGGAACGTCTAGGAGGTTGATGAATGGCTAAGACCGTTGCGTACCACAACCCTGACATGGAAGATGGGATCATCTTTGATGTTGGCGGTATTGCTATTCCTAACGGGGATAGCGTCGATCTAGACGAAGAGGCCGAACTGGACTTCTTCGCCAAGAAGCAGATGAGCGTTAGTGACTTCTTTGCCGATGATAAGCTTGTTAAGGTCAGCGGCAAGTCGGAACTGTCTAAGGCTCAGATGGAAGCCCACAGTGGCACGAAGGTTAGCGAAGAACCCGCTGTTCAGGAAGACCCTGAACAGGTTGACGTGCCTATCGCAGAAACGGAGGACGATAGTTGAGTACCTTTGCTATTGGTGCTTCCGGTGCATTGGGTCTTGCACTTGAAAGCACGATGGGCACCTATGTCGCTCCGACTACGTGGGTTCCCATCCTTGAGGAGTCTTTGGCCTATACCGAGGATAAATACTACTCGCAGCAGCTAAGGCAGCAGGCCACTGACTCAGACGTTAAGCCCTCTTACTACCATATCGAGGGTGACATTCGGATGGAGGTTGACTGTCGCTTCCTTCCGTACTTCATGTACTGCTCCCGTCACGCTATCACTAAGACGGGTGCTGGCCCGTACGTCTATAAGTACACGCCTACCGCTGTCGGGGGAACCTCCACGGCAGCTAGCGGTGCTGTGCAGCGTACCATGTCTCTCAGTGTTATCCGTAATCCGGGCACTGGCACGTTCGGCTACACAGGATGCACTGTGGGTGGTTATGAGTTCACCATCGACAACGGTGTTCTCATGGTTACGCTTAACATCATCGGTCTTGGTGAGCAGACTGGTAGCGGTACTCCTGCCTGGGTCGCACCTAGCCTTCTCGGTGCAGATGCTCATACCATCTACGTCGATACCGCTGGTACGGCTCCGACGTTCGCTACCCCAGTTAACGACTTCAACGGCTACACGTTCCGAGCCAACCACAATGCTGAGGCTCAGAACCGCATTAGGCCGCAGAGGTCTGCTAGCTACGTTAAGTTCGGTAAGACCGACTTTGAAATCGAGTCCGAGCTTGACTTCGTTGACAAGACGGAACACGATAACTTCAAGGCCGCTACTACCAAGGCGTTCCGCCTTACTTCCCTCAATGGTGGCTCGACGCTTGCAGCCGCTACAGAGGGTGTTCAGATTGACGCTAACCGCGTAGCATACGACGCATACGACGTTACGCTCCCTGGTATCGGCGATATCGTGGCCGCAGGCTTTACGGGTCACGGACTCAATATCGTCGGTGGCGATGCTTACGCGATTTCCGTCAAGTCTCCGACCAGCATCAGTTAACGTCTAAGTCGGGAAAGGAGAGGCTAAGATGCCCGACGCAACAGTTAGTCACGAACCCGTCAGGAGGGAGCTTAAAAGTGCTCCCCCTGACGGTTACGTGCTTTTGCTCCAACTGCCGTACTACGACATGCTTGAACGTCGTGACGGTGCTTCGCGTCTTTACGCTCAGGCTACTGAAGACGGCGAAACTGACGGTAAGCTGTTCATGGAGTCCATGCAACAGCACTCTCGCGCTTTTGAGTTTAAGAAGTGTATTGTCGGTCATAACCTTACCGACAAGGATGGTACGCCTCTTGACTTCACTAAGCCTGAGACACTTCGTAAGCTCAATCCGTCTATTGGGCATGAAATCGAAATGCTCATTGACGAGCTTAACGGGGAAGCTGAGGAAAGCGAGGATTTTACTCCTGCGCCGTCCTTGTCCTCCTTGGAAGCGAGTACCCCGCTCAGCGATCCGGATACCACAAACGAGCTATAAAGGCATTCGGTAGAGACTTAATAACCGAAGTTGTCAAGTGGATTGATACGACCCGCCTGTGCCGAGAGTTTCATGTGTTACCGGTTTCAGGCGGGTTGTTTCAACAACCGGGACAATACGTTTCTCGCATAAAAGCCGTGCTAGAAGCTGAGGCGGAAGTACAAAGGCTTAAGGACGAGCGCGAACAGTTAAGGACACCGCAAGCGAGAGAGCAGAGAGAGCAGAGAGCTAGACGTGATTCGCGGGTCTGAAATCATTATCGCGGTTAGGTTGTCGAACCAGGCTTCGGGTCAGGCTCGACGCCTCTCACGCGATATCATGGCTATGGGTGGTGCAGCGAAAGCTGCTAACCGTATGGCCGAAATGAGTGCTGCTATGGATACGCAGCGACTTCGCTCCGCTCGCCTTCTAAACCAGTTCGATCAGCGTAGGCGTCAGCATGCGATTAACATGTCGCAGATCGACAAGCAGACCAGCGCACAGCTTACTAAGCGTATCGGTCTGTATCAGCGATTAAACCGTACTGCCGATCCTACGCGGCGATTGATGCTTCAGCGGGCTATTAACGAGTCGCTGATGGAAGACGATATCCTCCGTCAGAGAGGACTTAAGCTAGAGCAAGGTATGGTAGCGGCTACTGCCGAACATACCGCTGCCATGAAAGGGCAGGAAGCCATACTAGCTCGTATGGTTGAGGAACAGAAGCTCATGGCTGCTATGCAGCGAGCGAATCGGTTTACTACTGTCGGCAGGGGAGTATCGCAAGTAAGCCGAGCGGCAGGCTTCGGAGGCTTGCTAGCCACAGCAGGCTTCGCCGCCGTTAGCAAGGACTATGCAGACTTCAGCACCCTTGTTACCAAGGCTTCGACGCAGATCGCTAATAACGCCGGTAAAGGCATCGACGCTATCCTTGCGTCTGTAAACAGGCTTGAACCGGCTATCCAGCGTCAGATGAAGATATTTCCTGCGTCGCAGAACGAAATGGCTGATGCCCTCTATCAGCTTTATTCGTCTATGGATCTTACGGAGCAGCAGGGTGTTAAACTGCTCGCTACTACCAACAAGGTGTCTGTCGCGTTTGGTAGCGATCTACCTACAGCTACCAATGTTCTTATCACTACGCTCAATAACTTTGGAGCGTCTGCTGGTGGTGTTAACCAAACGCTTGACGACTTGGCGGCTATCGTGCGTATTGGTAGATTGGAGCTTAGCGACTTCGACTCCATGATGAACTCTGTGGCTCCTGCTGCGGGTGCCGCTGGTTACAACCTTAAGCAGATGGGTGGAGCAATGGCTGTTATCACCCGTTTGATTCCTTCTCAGGAAAGAGCCGCCACAGGGCTTGCTCGCCTTATTGATATCTTCGGCAATAGAGACTTCCAGAAGGGTATGGCTAAGGCTGGTGTCTCTATCACCGATGTTTCGGGTAATCTGCTTGGCTTTGAGGAAATCATCCGTCGCATCGCTAGCCTGCATCCAGAGGGTCAGGGGCTTCAGAACTTCATTCAGATTATGACCGCTAGTGGCCGTGGCCGTGGTCAGGGCATTACTGGTCAGGCTAACGCACGTCGCGCGCTTGTGCAGCTTGTCAGGCATTATCAGATGTTGCATAGAGCGCAGCTTGACGTGAACGACTCGCAAGGCGAATTTAACCAGCGTTTCCAGGCTATGCTGAAAAGCCCTGGTACTCAGTGGGCTATCTTCATCAATCAGATGAGAGTGCTTGCACTAGAAATCGGTAAAGACGCTCTACCCGCGATCATCCGGCTTCAGGCGTTTATCAAAGGGTTGGTCGATAGGTGGCATAGCCTCTCGCCTGAGCTACGTCACAGCATTGTTTACTTTACCGCAATCACTGGCGTCATCGCACTTCTGGCCGCTCCCATCGGTATCATCACTGGCTCGCTTTTGAGCCTGATCGGAATGCTCAAGCTTCTGAGTATCACGCTCGGTACTACCGGCACTGCTGGTGTTATTGGTCGTCTAGGA